GTTTACAACGACCTGAATGTCATTGACCGAGTTGACTGTACGAGTCAGGGTAAAGGCGGTCTGAGCGCCAGTACCGTTAAAGTAGTCTGTACCAGAAATAAAATTCTGGGTTGTGGGTGTCGATCCTATGTATGGCATATTAGCTTGTCGTTAATACTGAAACAATACAATCGGCTGAAGTGTTTGCACTCGTAGCCACTTTTAATGAATCCGAACCAATTAACACTACACGGTTGCCAGCAATCGCTTCTAATGAACCACCAACAGGAACAGTAGCGCCCTTGATGATGTAGTAGTCCGTAGCAGAACGAGTGATATAAGCGTCTGCCGTAATCGGTGATGCGCTTTTGTTTGACACGAGTAAGCTGGTAACTGCAACAGTGTTAGCCGATCCAACGGTCAGGATAGTTGATCCCGTAGTAACTACGTTAGCGGTTGCGTAAGAGGTATTTGTATATGTTGGCATAGTTAACTCATCATTGTTGCTAGGAATAGAGCTTGGTCAGGATTTGCGAATCCTGGGGTGGTTGACTGCCAAGTGGTTCCATTCGAGGTTAATAAATTACCGCTGGCTCCTGGTGCTACAAACTGTACTGAGTTTGCGCCATTTCCAAGAATGACGTTGTTAGCGGTTAGGTTAGCGGATCCTGTGCCACCGTAAGTAGCGGAGATAACACTTGCTTGCCATGTGCCAGAAGCGAGAGTACCAACCCCAGTAACGTTGGCATACGCCCCAGATACATACGCAGAACCAATCGTACCGCTTGAAATGTTTGATGCGTTGATCGCTGTAATCTGAACGCCATTACCAATCAATGAAACGGCGTTAACGGTGTTGGCATCAAAGCTGCCACCTGAATCTCTTAGGACAATCGTAGACGCACCGTTAGCGGAGGCTGCTGTGGTACGAGCATTGGCTATTGTTCCGCTTGAAATATTAGAGGCGTTGATTGCATTAATGCCTGATCCGTCACCACTAAATAAGGATGCAGTAATTACGTTAGAACCAAAGCTACCGTTAGCATCCCGTAAGACTAGGGTGTTTGCGCTGTTTGCTGTGTCACCCGTTGTGCGAGCATTAGCGATAGTCCCGCTGGTAATGTTTGAGGCGTTAATGTCGGTCAGTGCAACAGCGTTACCCGTGATATTGGTGAAGTTACCATTGGTCGCATTGACGGTTGTAAAGGTTCCTACGTTGGCATTAAACGAGCCATTAGAGTCACGCAGAACAATCGTGTTAGCGCCATTTGAAGCAGAGGCGGTAGTTCTGGCGTTGTCTAATGTGCCAATTAAAATACTTGATGCGTTGATGGCAGCATTGGCTGCGTTGGTTAACTGACCTTGAGCGTTGACCGTGAAGGTAGCAACCGTGCCAGAATCCCCATAATTGCCAGCCGTAACAGCGGTGTTGGCAATACTAAATGTTAGATTGGATAGGTTTAAGCCTGTACCAGCTGCATAGACTTGAGCGGAACTGATCTGGGCAAACGTAATATTAGATGAGCCAAACGTAATTGTTCCAGCTGTTGTACATACATACGTCTCACCAGCGCCTGTATTACCGCTTTGTACAAAGAACGCATCGCCCGCACCCAATGTATTGGGGTTAGCCAAACCAAATGTATCAGCATCGGTTGCACGAGTAAGAACCCACTGAGCACCGCCTGGATCAGGAGCGCCTGGATTGGTAACCGTATAAACACCATTGTGGACTGCGTTAGCTTGTGTATACACAAGAACACGAGCTGTATTAGATAGCGATACTCCGTCAATTACTAAAGCTACGTTAGCGCCACTATTGGTAAGCGTAGCACCTACACCGTTGCCAGCGCCATTTGGCTGGTTGTAAACAGCAACTAAAGCAGTTGGGGACTCAACAAGAACAGGGCTATGGTACGAAACGCCTGTTGAAAATAACCCATCCACATATTGCTTGTTTGTAATATCCGTAGCATTTGCAGCGTTGGTGCTGATTGTTCCAGACACCATGACCACATTAGACGCATTGATGTCAGTAAAACTGACTAAGTTTGTCGCATTACCGTAGACGTTAACGATATTAGTAGCGTCTGTATAGACCGCTTTCTCAGACGGCTGAGTGACAAATACGTCTTTGATGCCAGCTGAGAAGTTAACTAATGACCCGCCGTTAGAAGAAGCAAGAACTGTATCTCTGCTTAAAGTAGTTCCGCTGGATGTGTATGTACCAATACCGACTTCCCATTCCGTGCCCGTTTGAGCAGCGATGGTGTAATAGGTCGTATTCCCGTTGCCAATAGCGGCAAAGGATTGGTATCCATCAGCAGCGCCAAGAAGGGTGACTGTACCAGTACTAGTGGTAGTAGTGGTCTCTTTAACCCTATCCTTTAAGATCAGAGCCATCTAAGCTCCTTAACTTGCGGTTAAACGGATAATTGCGTTGCTTGCGTCTGCGGTTGGGAAGTTAACTGCAAATGTACCGTTGGTCGATGTTTTATCCCCACCAAATGCGAGTACGCAAACTGCTGCGTTTGACAAGTTGGAGTTATAAATCAAAGCGCCGTTGGCAGTGATTGTTGCGTTTAACCAAGACGTATTGGAGAACGAAATGTAAGCTACGTTTCCAGAGTTTGTTGGAGTCACAGATACAGTTAAAGTATTCCCACCAGCAGAGTAGTTGCCTGTAGAAGGCACTTCATTAGTTGCCGAGTATGCAGTTGTGTTTTCGTTCAAAGTAGCAGAGCTGGTATACAGCGCCAATTTAAACGTATCTGCTGAAAAATTTTGCTGACCATTCAAGAGTTGAACCTTGAATGAAGTCGACATCGCTTGGGTAATTGCCATAAAATGCTCCTAAATTATCTAACAGGCCCTGGTACAGGCAGTTTGAGTTGTCCATCACGGTATGCGCTACGTCTATCTTTACCGTCACCCAATTCTTTAAGTAACGCTAAGGATTCTTGATACTTGGACTCGTAGTAGCTCACCATGTCTTGTTCTCCTTTTTGGAAGATCACGGCTTCACGTAACGAGCCATACAGTAAAACAGTTTCAAAATTATCACCTAACCAAGATGTGCCAGCGGTAACGATAGACTGTGGGTAGTAGTAATAGTGCAATTCTACTTGGTAGTTGTCATCTGGGGTAGGGCCAATAATGTATGTATATGGCTCAAACTGAGCATAGTAACGAGGAACACCTTCGTCAGTCGGACTTGGGTAGGCTTGACGAATAAAGTTAACGTCTTTGTCGATTAAAAACTCTTGGGATCCGTCTGCAAAAATTACAGCCATCGAAAACGAGGCTAAGTAATCGTTTGGTAACGCAAGGTATTTGTCACCCTGTGTGAAGTTGCCAATCTGATTCTTACGAATAGCTGGGATCTGAACGGCGTTATAAACCCGCTCTTCACATTGCTGGACAAAACGAGGAATATTGTCTACAAAGGTCTGTTCGTCAGACTCAGAATAGTCAATAATCGCTTGCGTTAGCTGTGCGTAATTCATTAACCCATTTTCCCGCTGATCTTACGACCCTTGGTAGCTGCGCCATAACCACGCATTACGCCAACACCATATGGGTTTTCCTTAGCGTAATTACCCTTGCTAACGCCACCAACAGACATATTCATAGTGTCCATTACTTTGGCACCAGGAGTGTATCCGCTATAGGTGTTTACGTTAGTAGCTCCGCCTTCCATGGTGTGCGGTTGAGCATAGACTTCAGCAGAGCCAACTTCTTTGCCCATCACTTTTTTAGAGTATTTAGCCATTATCGACCTCTTCCAGAATGTTTCTGAAGCATAGTACGAGCCATATTGCGACCCATAGACTTCATGTTCTTGTTTAGAGAACTTTTGTTAGCCTTGGGGCCTTTGTCAATGATGTGCTTGCCATCGTTTGGATATACCTTAGCATCGGTTTTACCCTGCTTGGTGATACCATCTGCGCCTTTTTTGTATCCCATTTTTAACTCCTTAAGTTATCTCTACCGTTACTGTACCAACAATTACCTGTTGCACCAAGTCATTTGGGGTTAACCCCGCATCTGGACCCCTACTACCGCCTACAGGGTTCCAGCCCCACTGTATGATCCTACTACCTAATTCTGGACTACCAAATCCATCTGGACCAACGCCCGTAATGTTAATTTGTAAACCACTTTGTCCTGATATTTGGTAGCTTACATCCGGACGAGGTTCCCGCACTGCCTGTGGGTCATTAACTGGATACATACCCAATTGTAATTGTGGATGGTCGGGATCATAACAAGTTTTGCATACTTTTACCCGATACGGCTTAGTCTTAAGAGTCTGAATCCGCAGCTCTTTAAGCTTATATCTTTGGGCGCAACGATCACATTCCGCAATCGCATATTTTCCAGAAGCAAATTTATTTGGCATGCTCTTTTACCTTAGCTGGAACTTTTCGGTTTGCTCGAATATTTTTGAGCTGCTCTCTTATTTCAAGGCGTTTTTCAAAAACACCAACATCTAGTTTATTGTGGGTTGTAGACATTGGGTAATTTAACGCCACAGTAATTTCATCATACTTAACTACAGTGTAAGGGTGTATAGCTGCTAAAAAAGCTAATGCTTCTTTATCTCTTACGCTCCACCTATGTTGCACAGACCAGCGCCTGCCATTTGGTGTTGTGTATTCGTTTGTAACAATTTTGCCCCCAAACTCGAACATATATTTGTCTAAGCAAGGAAGACTTGTTTGCGTAACTGTTGCGTGCAACCTAAAACGTTTGCCACCTTTTGAGCGCTCAGATTTAGACATTTCTACTAAAACACACCCTTCACCGTCAAAAAATCCGGCGGCCCAAGCTAGAAAAATAGGGTTTTTACTCATCAACGGTAGTAAAACATATTGCGTGGCACAAAACGAATTGGAGCTTTCTCCCGATCCTCTGTAGAAGCAAGATCCCATTGCTGTTCATAGTCGGCTTTAAGTAGCGGAATACGTCCGGGATCAACACCAGGTATCTTCACACTAAGGTGATAAGCCAAACCAGCAGCCATACAGGGAATAAAGCGGAATGGAATGTCTTGCGTACGTACGCCCCCACCTGCGTCTTGAATGCGGCGCATCCTGTAATACACAAAGGTGTACTGCGTTCCAGGCGGATTCGGGCAAGGCCATACATTTACGC